ATAATTAATCTAGGAGGAGATTATGGATGATGTAGAATTTGGTCAACATGCTAAACTTATTGTCGAAAATAAAGTTTTTGATGAAATGTTTAGCAGAGTTAGGCTAAAATATCAAAACATGTGGGCTAGTACAGAGCCACAACAAGGGGATTTGCGAGAAAGATTGTATAATACTATTGTAGGTCTCACTGATGTTAAAAGAGAGATAGAGTCTGTCGCCACTTTAGGTGACAATGTTGCATATAACAAGGAGATGGAGGATTCCAAATGACAACTGAAGAAAAACAAGTACTAACTAATGATTTAGAAATTTTTGAGATACAACACAAAAATGTTATGAGAGATATCAGAGCTTCCCGTGGTGGAATAATGGTACGACAGTTAGTAGAACAATTAAATGCTATAGAGATGGTCATGGACCGTGTCGAAGCAAAATTAAAAACAGCTAAAGTTCCGACTAAAGCTAAAAAGTAATTAATCTAGGAGGATTAATAAGATGCCAAATGAAACTACCCAAACGGATGTGAACGAAGGTTTATCTGAAGATGAGATGTTAGATGCCCTTGCAGGCGATTTTTTTGAAGAAGAAGATCTACCGGAGCAAGAAGTGGATGACACAGAGGAAGCTGAAGAGGAAAGTGACGATGCCGAATCAGACGAGACTGAAGAACTAGAGGGAGAGGAGCAGGAAGAAGAGACAGAAGAACTAGAAGATGATGGTGAAGACCTACCTGAAGATGGTTCAGAGGAAGATTCTGAATTAGACTTAGACTACTTAGTGCCAATTAAGATAGATGGTGAAGAGTCTGAGGTTACTATGCAAGAGTTGATCCGTGGTTATCAAACAGCTGCTCACGCCAACAAAAAGTCCATAGATGCAAGTGAACAGTTAAAAGTAGCACAAGCACTAGCACAAGAGTCAACCGCTCTTAAAGAAGAAAACGCTAAACTTCTAAGTACAACAGTAGATGCCGAAGAAAGGCAACTAGCTGCGTATGATAGAAAAATCCAACAGCTTATTGCTGATGACGATATGTACGAATTGCCTAAATGGCAAGAAGCTCGTAGAGTTAAGGCAAAAGAGATACAGGAAACTAAGACTAAAGCTAATCAGCTTCAAAAAGAAGCTCAAGACGAGCAACAAATGTCTTATGACGCTAATCTCCAAGCTTACAAGGAACAAGCGGTAGATCAATTAAACAGTAAACTTCCGGGTTGGGAAAAAACCTACGATGAAGTTGTAAATTGGGCTGTAAGAGATTTAGGTCTCCCAGACTTTGCTGAAGTAGTTGATCCGTCAGTAATTGCACTTATGTACGATTACAAAACTTTAAAAGATGGTCAAAAATCTGCCGTTACTAAGCGGAAGAAGGCTCCTGTTAAAAGTGTTAAAGCTACCAAATCTGTTAACAAAAATGCAAAGGCTAAAGAAAAAGCTGACAACCTTCGCAAGAAGGTATTACAAGGTGGTGCCTCTGAAAACCAACAAGATGAATTTCTTGGAAGTATGGTAGACAACATTTTGAAATAAAACTTTTTCTTTTAAAATATAACATTTAAATGGAGAAATTGTAAATGGCAATTTTTAAGACAGAGGATACGAAGGGTAAAAAGGAAGACCTCGCATCTTTTATATCGATGATTACAAGGGACGAAACTCCGTTCTTATCATCAATTGGAAGCAAGAAGGCAACTTCTGTGTACCACGAATGGCAGACTGACTCACTAGCAGCACCTGTCGCTAACGCAAAAGCTGAAGGTCTAGACTTCTCAGCGGCTGATACACCAACGTCTACAACTAGACTTGGAAACTACTCTCAAATCCTTATCAAAGAGATTAAAATCTCAAAGACTTTGGATTCAGTTTCTAAGGCAGGTCGTAATTCTGAATTTGCTTACCAAATGAAGAAGAAAGGTACTGAGCTTAAGCGTGACCTAGAGCATGCAATAGTAGGTACTAGACAAATCACTACTGGAACAGGAACAGCTGATACAGTTGGTGATAACACTGGTCGTAAGATGGGTGGATACCAGTCATGGGTTCCTAAAGAGAACAACTGGGATGCCTCTGCAGGCACACCAGCGTTTCAAGCTGCAGCTGGAGGTGATGGTAAGACAGCACACACAGCAGGTACAGCAGGAACACACACATTAGCGTTAACTGACGTTGATGAAGTAATGCAGAGAGTTTACGAAGAAGGTGGAAAGGCAACAGTAATGATGATGTCTCCAAGCAACAAGCGTTCATTCTCAACACTAGCACAGGGTGCTGGTAGTAATACAAGACGTAATCTTGACGAAAAAGGTTCACTAAGACAATCTGTTGAACTTTATGAGTCAGATTTTGGTGTTGTAAAAGTAGTTCCTAACTACATTCAGGGTCTAGCCAGTGGCTTAGACATTTCTGATGGAGTTGGTGGTGCTACTGACGTTTTAGTCTATGACCCAAGTTGGTGGTCAATGGCTAACTTGCGTGCGCTTTCAACAACCGATGTAGGTCAAAAAGGTGACTCTACAGTAGGTATGATTGTTGAAGAGACTACTCTTGAGTGCCGCAACCCACATGGTTCTGCAATGATTTCAGGACTAGGTGTATTAGTTGCTTAATTATAAGTAATTAAATACCATTAAGGGGGTCCTTATGGATCCCCTTTTTTTTATTCAATGGAGGTAATATGGAATCTATTAAATATAACTATAATCAAACTGGTAAATTTAAAGCTGAACAAGATGTAAGTAATTATTTACAGTATGCTCAAGAATCTAGGACTATGAGTAGCTCATTTACTAATAAAAGTAATTACAGAAGTTTAGCAATAGTACCGGATATTGTAGCTATAGATATACTTAATAGGTTTGGATATGATATTCATGATAACGATAATGACCAACATGTGTTATCTAAAATAGCAAATATAATAAAACAATACTACCCTAATTTATTAACAAGTAGTATGATTAACAGTGTAAGGAGATAACATGGCATCAATACAAGACCAAGTCACCCTGCGATCAGGAATAGCTAGCTGGCTTAATAGGTCAGATCTAACAGACTCGCAAATAGATGATTTTGTTTCTATAGGAGAGGCAAGAGTTTATGAAGACTTAAGAGTTCCTCCTTTAGAAATTTCTCAAGGGTTTTCAGTAACAGCTACAAACTCTAGTATAATTGTTCCAGAAGGTTTTTTAGAAATGATAGAGTTAAAGAAAGATGAAACTACTAAAGATGATGACATTACTCTTAGAAGAATTGATTCTCAAGCCTTTAATAATAATCCAATTAGTCATGCTTACACAAGGCACATTGGTAATTTTTTATTAACAGATAAAGAGGCTTTACAAAAAGCCAGTGGTAATTATACAATGTATTATTACAGAGCAGAAGACCCAATAGGAACTTATGCTACAACAACAACTGCAGCAGGAGATTTTGTAGTTGGAAGTTATTATAAAATTGCTGTGGCTGGCAATACTACTTGGACTAATCATGGTGCTGCAAATAATAATGTTGGCACTATATTTAAAGCAACTAGTCAAGTAACTGGTACCGGTACAGCACATATAGAGTTGATACCATATATTTTATCTGATGTATTTGAAATAATACTGTATGCTGCGTGTGCAGTAGGTTCTACATTTTTAGGAGATGTAGAAATGGAGCAAAAATTTGACGCATTAACTGAAGGGAAGATTGTCGCATTAAACCAAAAAGAAATTAGAGCAAGTATGAAAGGTGGGTCATTTTCCTCTAGATTTAACAGCCTTTCATTATAGGAGATACTATGGCAAGGAATTCATTTTACACAGGTAGCGTAGCTAATGCAATTGCTATCGATACATCAGCCGAAGAAGCAGCAGCATCGGCAACAGCTGCAGCTTCAAGTGCTAGTACAGCATCTACTCAAGCTTCTAATGCAGCTACAAGCGCTACTAGTGCAGCAGCTTCTTATGACTCATTTGATGATAGATATTTAGGAGCTAAATCATCTGCTCCATCGACAGACAACGACAGTAACGCTCTAGTAGAAGGTGCTTTATATTGGAATAGCTCTTCTGATAATATGTTTGCTTGGGATGGTTCTGCATGGGCAGAAATTAAACCAACCTCATCAGATCAAACAAAAATTAATACTGTATCTGGCATTCAAGCTAATGTTACTACAGTAGCAGGAATATCAAGTGACGTAACAACTGTTGCTGGTATATCAAGCGATGTTGCAGCAGTAGAAAACATTGCAAGTAACGTAACAAGTGTTGCAGGTAATGCTACTAATATTAATTCAGCTGTAAGTAACGCTAGTAATATTAATTCAGCTGTAAGTAACGCAAGCAATATAACTGCAGTTGCAGGTAATGCTACTAATATTAATACAGTAGCAGGTATTGCAAGTAATGTAACAAGCGTAGCAGGTAATGCTACTAACATTAATGCAGTTGCAGGAAATGCTACTAATATTAATGCAGCAACTACTAAAGCAGCAGAAGCAGCAGCAAGCGCTACAGCTTCTTCAAATAGTGCAACTGCAGCAGCTAGTTCAGCTAGTACTGCATCAACACAAGCCGGTATAGCGACTGCAAAAGCAGTTCTTACTGCAGCCGATGCCGTATCAACAGCAGCTGACGTAGTATCTTCAGCAGCTAATGCAGCAAGTGCAGCAGCAACATATGATAGTTTTGACGACAGATATTTAGGATCGAAATCAAGTGCTCCTACTGTAGACAATGATGGAAACTCATTAGTTGTAGGTGCTTTGTATTACGATTCAACTGGTTCAGTGATGAAAGTATATACAGCTTCAGGCTGGATTGCTACTTCAAGCGCAACGTTAGCTACAATGGAAAGATTTGTATTTACTGCTACAGCTAATCAAACAGTGTTTACTGG